TCTAGAACATCAATTGTTTCAACACCACCAAAAAAGATAACATCACCTGACTTATAGTTTGATATCTCTGTACCATTTACAAGCATGCCAGTGGTGCCTGGCGCTGTCTCACGCTTCGCCCCATCAAATAGTGGAGTCAGAGGGAATCTCTTTAATAATTTCTGATGATCAAGTTTTTTATTTGATAAATCAGGAACAGAAATTTTAAAAGTACCATCTCCAGTTGCATCTACAAAATCACCATTTACCAAATCTGGTAAAGAGTTTGCAAGACGAATATTATTGGAATCAATACGACTTATATAATAGTTTTTTCCGTCAATTAACTGACCCAAGGAACCACTGACAACGTTATATGTGACAACTTCTCCAGAATAGAATCCATGATCTGCAGCACCCTCTGTAACCTGTATCAACTGTATAACGTCTCCGCCAGTGGCGCCAGTCCACGTTACAGAACGGTCTGGTGCAACTATAGGTTCATTACCTAAACTTGGGATCGATGGTGATGCAATATAAGAATCACTACTTTCGTTATCATACGCATTTTGAACATCAGTTGTATATTTGTTAATATTAGTATGAAGAGAACTATTTCCTTTCTTTAATCTTCTTCGTATAAATGCAATATTAGATTCACCAATGCCAGGCAGATCACCTAGTATTAAATTTGAACTACTAGTAACACTTAAAACACGTCCAACTCCAATCAATGCTGATTGTCCATCTAAAACTTCAACAGTATCTTCTTCTAAAAATCCATGATCAGAACGAGTTGAGACATTAAAACTACTACTTGACTGTCTTGTAACAGTTTTAGGGGTAAATTTTACACTGGGATTATATACCCATGATGGAAAATTAGAGTCTTCAGAGGTTTTGTTAATACCAAATGTGCCAACTTTAATTTTGTCACCCTTGTTAAAGTAAAAAGTTGTGTCAGGAATTGTAAAATCTTTTAAAACACCAGTAATTAAAACTTCAATCTTGTTTGTTGTATTTGCAAAAGAATATCCATATGCAACATTATTGAATCGCACATCATCACCAATACTTAAAATATCAACGGAAGTAGGCACTCCGACAAATTGGTTTGCAGTTTTACTTGTATATGTGACAACACCAGCAACACTCGCTGTCGGTAGTGATAAAGAACCACTTGTAGGAAATCCAACAGTTGTATCAACTGTGATTACAGTCGCACCAATTGATACAGAATCAGTTACACGAGTTCTGCCTGGAACTATAAAATCACCATCAATTGAATCCTTTGATACACTGATTTGATAATAATGTTCTCCACCATATAAAAAGTCCTTTACATCAGATATTGCACCAGAAGCTCCTTTAATATTACTATCATCTTCATCAATATCTTGAAACAACGTAGACCCTTTTAAATTTCTTGGATCACCTGTAATTGACTTAACTACAAAGTCCTGAGCAAATCCATAATCAGCATCTGATGGTTTAATTAAAAATTCAGATGGTTTGATAATATTAACTTCTTCACCATACAATGCTCGAAATAAAATTTTATATGATTCCTCTGTTCCTTTTGTTTTATAAAAATCTTTTATATGACGAATAAATTTAACTTGATCAAGATCACTATCTAATTTACGATTTTCAAAACCACTTGCAAAAGTTGTTTTAAGTTTGCTGAAAAATTCACGAATGAAAAGATTTGATAAATTATAAACTTTTGAACCACCAGTATGAGAAGCACCTACAGTTGTATTAAATGATAATAAATCAGGCCTTGTAGGTTGATTCATGTTATCAACACCACTGAATCCACGAACACATCCAGTGAATGATGTTGTTCCAATACCAGTATAAGTTATAATTTCATCATCAATTTTAATTAATCCATACTTACTTGGATATCCATGTGTTGAATCTACAAAGATTGTAGATGAATACGACTCTGTATTTGTAGATAATCCTGTATATTCGGTAAGTGCAGCACCAACATATGTTTGTAACTTAGTATATCTGTCAAGATTCTCAGCGATGTTTATTGATCCACCTTGATATTCTTGAGAGATATAATATTGCTTCATAAAATCCACAAAAAGTGGACTTTCTGCCTGCACAAACTCAGGTAACTGATTTTCAATTACCTGATTTATCTCTACTCTTTGTATGGAGGTATCTATCATTAATAACCGTATCCAGAACTAGAACTAGATGATGAAGATGAACTTGAAGAACTTGAAGAACTTGAAGTTGTTGATGAGTATGTTCCACCAGATGTGGTTGTTGCGCTTGAAGAAGCTGTTGATGGAAGAACCGTAACAGCTGAAGCAGAAACTGGAGAATTTGATTTTCTCGTATATGTCGGCGTATAATAACTGTGAGTATGAACAAATCTTGATCCAGAGGTGTTTTCTCCAGATGAAATTAAATCTGGAATCATATTAACGGTTGTATTTGTCATATCAAATTTAACATATAAGTCACGAAGACCAACAATATCATTTGAATGAGGAATTGCTTGAATTTCTACCACATTATTTGCAATCGTTGTTGAAAGTATATTCACAGTATCTATAAGAACTTCACCATGCATATAATCGACTGTTCCAGCATTTTTCTTCACAATATTAGGAGTTCCACCCTCTGTATATGTAAAGAAGAATATTCGACCTTTATCACGATTAATTACTTCATCAGCAAGATAAACAGTTCCTATTACACCCTCAATTGTGAATCCAGTTGAAACTATATTGTATGAACTTTCTTGAGTATGGAACATGTTACCATAACAAACCTCATATTGAGCAAATTGTCCTAAAACTGCTTTCAAATTACGTCGAATTGTTACAAGAGTGATATTTGAAGTGATTGATGAGTCAATACTGTCAATTAATGACACTGCCTTACTATATTTGAATCTACCACCAAATTTATTCACATCAATTGAACGTGAATACTGAGTTAGAGCATTTGAAACACCAGTTTTAAGGTTTTCTGGATTATCATTCAAACTTGGATTATAATATGGATTTGTTGTTAATTCCACATACAAATATTTTAAATCAATAAACTCTGGTACAATTCCAGCAACTGCATAACTTTTTAATTTCTGTACAAGTTCTCTTTTTGTCTGATCAGAAAGAAAATCACCATTTCGAGGTTTAACTGAGATAAAAACCTTACCAAAACGAGGTGGAGTCATTTCTTCACCACCAAAAGCGGTTACAGACTCGACATTTGGGTAAATGTATCCCAAAACAGACTCATAATCAGATGAAGTGACTGCACGGTACTGAGAAGAGTAAATTCGAGGTGCAAAATACTTAATTGAAGAGATTGATTCAATCTCATCACCATCTCTCGACTTTTCTTCCGTTGAAACAAGACCTATAAGACCAGAATTTATCGCTCCACCGTCTTGATTTGTAATATTTCCTATAAAACTGAATTCTGAAGCGCCATTTCCGTCTTTTCCATCAGTTGTAATGTAAGAAACAGTAACAACGTTGTTATTTGATAACTTTTTACCAATAACATTGTCACCAAAAATTAATTCGTACCTCTCATCTTCAATTTCTTGTAATAAGTAGGATGATGCAGTTGATGTAATACCAATAATGTTGTCAATTTGTTTATAAGTGACAGAGGATGTTGATGTTGAAGATGATTTAACTTTAACTTTGATTGTAGATGTATCAATCGAAGAATTATCAAGAATATATCTTTGATTAAACAAAGATGTGTCAACTGTAAACTCTTGTGTTATGAAATTACCCTCATATATCTCAATATTATCAAATTGAGCAACTCCATTCACAACAGGGATCGTAATATCCTCTGGAATACAAAATATGTAGTTTGTATTGTCTCCAGCACCATTACAAATGATACCAGAGTTTAATGTTAATGTTGAAGTCTCTAATAGACCACTTACAATAAAAGATATTCTTGCTCTTGCAGATCTACGAGATCTCGGAACGTATCCAATGTTTCTAGCAAGTGAAACAACATTTTCTCGAAGTGTAGCGGAATCAAGAAAACACTCGTTTGCTGCCATATTGGTATTATATGCAGTCGTATATGTATTATATGCTAATGCGTCAATAATTATTGAAAGGTTTGATCCTTCAAAGTCATAATCAGTAAAATTAGTATTCGCTCTCAGATAATCTCTGATGGAAGTCTTAATTTGATCAAAATCTAAATTTGTGTATTGACCGAAAGCCATTATACTCTAGCTGGGAATAGGAGAACGTCTACTTGTTGTGTTGGTGCTGGAATTCCAACAATATCATACTGAACAGTGCAATTCAATTCATTTGATTCAGAGTAAATTGATGTAATTACTTTAACATCACTAATTCTAGGTTCAAAATTAAGTAAAGATTGAGTAATCTCATCTGAAACACGAACTTCATTCAAAGATGTGTTTAACTCAAACAAAGAATTGTTAATTACTGAACCAAAATCAGGTTCAAAGGGTTTTTCACCAAGAATTGTGAAAATTATGTTTTTTACAGACCTTTTAATAGCGTCTTCGTCACGAATTGTCACTACATCATTCGTCACAGGATGACGTTTGAAGGATAAATTGATATCTTTGAATGCCCTAGAAGCCACTATTTACACAATTAGTTTGCTGTTTTTATTTATACCGCTTTTTTTATCTTTTTACGACACGAATTCGATATTTTTCCGATTC